GACACCCATGCGTTACCGGACTGGTATAGGTTGTCTTCATTTTCAATGAATCCACCTTTTTCCCCTTTGGTTACATTTCCGAAAGATGCGATTGCTTCAATACGAAACAGTTTTTTTCCCAGAAATTCTATTGATTCTTTTGTGAGTTTATACTTTTTCATGGTTATTGCTTCTTCCTCCCTCCCATCTTCGCCCACTTCAATCTCTCCTTGTAATGTTTCGACCCTTTGCCATACTTCTTCTGCCATGCTTGGTTGGCTTTGACTGCGGCGAGGTGGCGTTTGTGTTTGATCGCGGCGAGGTGCTGTTCGAGTTCTTTTTTGGTCATGCTGATTAGTTTCTTTTAATTGTTATTTGTATTCTTTCTACGGTGTCCGTTGTGTTCATCAGTCTCTTCATTTTTAATGCGTCTTTTTTGTACTCAAATATTGCAAGTTCTCCTGTACGAGTTTTCTTTGCTATTTGAGTATCCATGTTCATTATTGCGTATGCTTTCATACCCCCATCCTACACCCTCCCGCATACTCGCGCAAGCGAGTTTGTGGATAACTCAAATTTTCCTATATTCCTCAAGGAGTTTTAGATAGTGGTCATAGGCGTTTACAATCTTGTTCTTGTCCTTGAACAGTTGGTCGACATACTCTTGCCCTTCCGTCTCGACGAGTCTCCTATAGTACATGCTTCCGTTTCCCCCGAGATTGACGTTGCAGTAATAACAACAACGCCTCAGGTTTCTCAAATCGAAGCGTAAAAAAGCCCCACATGCGGCATTGGGGATGAAATGGGCGGTATGGTCGTTACTTCCTGACACAGGCTTCCCACAAGTGAAACAGAACGGCGGATATTTTGCACGGATGATCCTCTTACACTCCTCCCAGAGCTTCTTCTTCAAGAGGCTCATTTTCATTTTCTTCGGCTTGGGAGTTACCTTTCTTTTCTTAGCCTTTTTGATGATGTTAGAGAAATCGGTCATTTCTTTTTATCATCCTTAGTCAAACACTCGAAACACACCCACTCTTTCCTCTTCCTATCCCAGTACCTTGCGGTCATGGGGCGACGGCAACGGGGGCAGGTCATAGAGCATTTAAGAGTTTCTGAATGTTGTCCTGTAATTTTTCTTCCCAATCAATTGGCAGTAAATTAAGCTCATATTCCTTTTTCTCAAGGATGTGTTCATGTTTCAATTCAGTACCCTCATAAGAAGAATCTTCAAAATCATTACATGAACAATGAGACTGATACTCCCAAACTAATTTACCTTCCTTGGTTAATCCAATGAGTGTTGCACTTCCTTCATAACCACCACCATCTTCTTCACAAAAAAGCATCACAAGTCTTTCATTGTTCCAAGGGAATGAACCGAGTATTGTTTCGTAATTATCCCAACTATTTTCACGTTTAGCTAATTCGCGGTTCTGAAATGAACGTGCGTCTTCCCACTTATCAATTAACTGTTCCAATAATTGTTTTGTTTTTTCTTTCATACCTCTTTAATTCTATCACGAATCTCCTTATCTTTTAATTTTAACAGCTTCCAAAACAACGCCGCCGGATTCTTCTTGAACTTCACCGCCTCATTTTTGATCTGCTCCAGCTCTCTGTCCGTAAGCATCCTCGCCTTGAAGAAAACCGCTCGCACATTCTCTATCCCCAACTCCGCCGCAATACTGCTTATGAGTTGCTGACGTGCTCCGGTGTTGCGTACCTTTTTGAACCGTGACAGGTCGTAGGTGATGCGGGTTTCACGCTGTGAAAGTTGGTCGTCCATGGCTAATTTCCCTTTATATTCACCACCTGTCGAAGTGTATGGACTATCTCAACAAGCTCTTTAGAATTTTCCATTACTTCGTCAATATCTTTATATGCCTGTGGGATTTCGTCGATAAGTTCAGCACTTTTACGGTGAGAAATTCCCTCCATTGCCTTTTCCATATCCTCTAAAGTGAATCGCTTTCTTGCTTCGGTGCGAGAAAAACGACGACCAGCTCCATGTGGTGCAGAATGGAACGCTAGTGGATTCTCAAGACCAGATACGATATACGATCGAGTTCCCATCGATCCTGGAATTACTCCAAATTGTCCCTTCTTCATTTGAATAGCTCCTTTTCGAGTTAGCCAAACATCCGAACCCATGTGATGTTCTCGTTGAGTAAAATTATGGTGGCAATTGATGCGTTCAAGCTCTATCTCCTTCTGGTGCCCGTCCTCACCGAAGAACGTATAGGAGAGTTCGGTCATCACTCTGTCCATCATCTCATCACGGTTGAGAAGTGCGAAGTCCTGCGCCCAATGAAGGTCATCGATGTACGCCTTAAACTCTGGAGTGGTTTCAGGTAGGTAGGCAAGGTCCTTATCCTTAAGCGGAATGTGGAAGATGTCCATCAACCTCTGAGCGACCTTGATGTGCTGTTGTGCGAGCTGATTACCGACTCCGCGAGAACCTGAATGAAGCACGACCCATACTTGGTCATTCTCATCTAAAGAGATTTCGATGAAGTGATTACCTGAACCAAGCGTGCCGAGAGCATGGTCCCATTTTGCACCTGCTTTTTCTATGCGAGTCGATTGCTCGGTATTCCTTATCTTGTCCGAAAGTTCCCTTGCTCGTTTTTGCGCACTTTCACGGACTTGCTGATTGAATGCACCGGCAGAAAGCGGAATACGTCTCTCGATTCCGACACGCACCTTTTCGAGGTCGTCAGGGAGCTGTGATGCAGTGAACTTCGTCTTTACTGCAATCATGCCGCAACCGATATCTACACCTACCGCGGCTGGGATGATGGCTCCTTTTGTTGCAATCACCGAACCGACCGTAGCCCCTTTCCCAAGATGGCAATCAGGCATGACGGCAAGATGCTTGTGGATGAATGGCATCTCGGAAATATTGTGGAGCTGTTCTACTGCTTGCGGCTCGATGGTAGCAGGGTCTAGGAAAGCGATTATTTTATCGTTGATTTTATACATGATTATTTTCTATGTTGCCCCCTCGCATGTCCACGGGTATGCCCACGGTTGCTGTACTTGGGGTTATTAAAAGTCGTCTGATAATGTCCCGTCGTCTTCCCTACAGTTTCCCCAGCCTCACACACCACGAGCTGTCCCTCGCGGTGCATGGGGAGGAAGTGGGTGGAACAGAATTCCAGGCTGTCTATTTCAATCACCTTCATACGTCGCGTTACCTCTTATATATTTCGCGTTGCACTTCGAGCAGTAGTTCCCACGTTGGCGGTAATTGTCTTCGGGATCGGGGAAAAGAGAACCGCAATCGCTACACTTCTCCTTCACCCAGGCGGGGTCGTAGGTGTATTCTTGGCCGTTGTCGGTGTAGGTGGTCATGTTAGTATCCCCCCTTAGCCTCGTCTGCTTTTAATTGGGCGAACTTCTTTGCTAAACGGATCATTTCTTCAATCTGCTTTATGCGTGCCTCTTGGATTTTCATGTCTCGGTAATCCTCGGTGCTTTCGGAATATGCCTTAGCTTTCGCGGAAGTCCACCCCTCTTCGTTCTTGCTGAAAAGCTCTTGGGATACTTTCATTTTCAAGTCCCACAACCTTTCCTGTTCGTCACCGATGAGGACGTTGAGCTTTAACCCCGCGTCTAACCACTGCATCGGTGAAACAGGCACTTTTTCCTTTACCCACTTTTGCAGGGTCTTGACTATGAGTTCTGTCGTTACTTCGTCCATTAGAATGGATTATCACCTTCCGGTAAATCGTCGGGGTATCCGTCCTTATTGTCCCAATTCTTATACAGCCATGCACGGATTTTCACCCATTGCGTCTTCCACTTAGTCTCGTCGTACCCACCATGCGCCATGAGAGCGGTGAGGATAAGCGTCGCATCTCTAGCGGTAGAACTGATGCGTATATCCTCGCTCTTGCGTTCCTGTGACTGGTAGATGCTCTGTTCCTTGCGTTCTTGTGCTTGGGCGATCTGCGTACCCTTCTTGGCGTATTGAGGATTCAACGTCCCCTTAGGCTTCGAGGCAGAAAGCGAGTATCCCCACTTAGGGTCGCTTTTTAGCTGACCCATGAGCCTATCGCCGATGTTGATGAACGCGAACGCTGTGCGCCCATCGTCGAAATCTTCCCACACCTTCACCTTGTCGATGGTTTCTCCCTCTTGAGTGAGAATGGAAATGAAACGATATGCCTTATTCGATTGTGTTCTTTGGATTGCATCCATTCCTTTTACTTCGTAGTCCATATTTAGTATTTGTTTACCAACCGTCTAATTTTCTCTAACTTGGCTTTGATGATTTCCTTTTTATGACTGTCGGTTTCGTTAGCGAGTAATTCCACCCATCGTGGGTAGTCGTTCCGTTCTTTGATGTCTTCGATGATGCGCTCGTGGACTGCATCGTAGTCCTCATTGCGGTACATGCTCGATAATCTTCAGTGCCAGTTTACCATGCACCATCGTCAGGAACTCGGTATCCGTCCCTTCCATCACCGCCTGGGCGAATTGGTCCGGGGAGAGGTGCTCGGCGGCGAACTTGCAGGCGTTGATAAGGTCCACGATGGCGATGTCTGAGGGTTTTTGTTCGGTCATGTTTTATTTCCATAGCTCATAACATATTCCTTAGCTTCTTCCTTGCTAACATCTTTTCCATCCCAATCAAGATATACGGTGTCAAAGTTCCCTATATCTATGAGTTCACAAATGATTTCTTTTTGGCGTGGTGTGTCATGTTGCATCATTGCACTCATTGATGAACCTATTTCGTTGTACTCTTTTAGCAGTTCTCTTGCCTTATCGCTGGTTAATTGCCATGCTTTCAGTGTTCCCCATTTAAGTGTTAGTGATTCATTTTTTAGTTCATTCATACCATAAACATTCTAAAGGCTTTTAATAGTGAGCGGTCACGGGTCGGGCAGTTCCTAGCGATCAACTCTGCAATCTGCTCCTTTCTCGTCGCGGTCGGGGGTGGGAGTTGGATGAGGCGAGGGCGAGGGTTACGGCTGATGACGGGGACACGTTTTTCGAGGCCGATGGGTTTCATTCTGTTGCAATTAATCTAGTGCATAGGGGGCAAAGTCCTTCGATAACATCATCTTCGGTTCCACACTCACTACAAGTATCCGAACACGGCTCTTTGCAATCGGTGCATATTCCCATGTCATAAATCATCGGTGCACTACAGCAGTTACTACAACCACCAATCATGTCTCTAAATTCTGTGCTCATACTATCGGTCTCCATCACTAGCTCCACTCCAGTCCCCATTCGGGTCATCCATGAGCCTCGGGCAGTCCCGCCAATGGTTCATCTCCTCGAACTCTGTTAGGTCGGTGGTGCAACCACAGGTGTCGCACTTGACTATCGTCGTTGCCTCGACCTCGGGCAACTCATACACGTCTCCGTCGTTCGATGCGATAAATTCTTGTTCATTCATACACGGTGAATGTTAGCTTGTATGTATTGAGTATAACTCGCGTGGGCGAGTATGGGAAGAGGGTCAAAACTGAAAAGGGGATAACTCGATTTTGTTGTTATTTTAAGCCTTATTTCTAGAGTGTTCAGGATGATTGAAATGGCATTTGTGGCATAAGGTTATAAGATTATATGTAGTATCCATCCGATCATAAGACCTACTCATTTTTCCACAAAGACCATTAAGGTGGTGAACATCAAAACGTCTCATTCCTTCAACCCATACTTTTTTACAAGACTGGCAAGTGTGATTGTCTCTTTGTCTTACAAACTCACGAGTTCTTTCTCTTCCTCCAAGTTTTGGGTCAATCTTTATTAATGAAACAAATCCTAATCCATCAAAAATATTTTTTTTAGGTGGCGGTATATATTTAGGATATTTTGGTGGATTTCTTAGTATTTGATATACCCGAGTACGAGTAATCTTAAATTTTTTGGCAATATCATTGCCAAACATATCCTTATCGTAACAATTTAAAATCTTACAATACCTTTCAAATCGTTTTATATAATCCATGACTCTATCCAACTAAAGAGCACCCGCCTTGCAAGTAGGTGCTCATCAGTTGGTGCAAGGCTGATAATGTATCTATTTTACCATGCCAAGAATCCTAGCACAACTCCACCAATCCTTATGCTGTTTCCAGTTGCTTGTAAGGAAATTCAGCGCATAGTCGGGGTCCACAGCTTGATCGTACGAAGTTTCGGGATGATTACGAAGCGAAATTTGAGCCAAACCGAAACTCCTCTCGTGCCTTGGGGTACCTTCAAGATACCTACTACGGATAGTGGTACTGGCCTTATTCACGTCAGTAGCCCCAGCTTCACACTTCACAATACTTTCTATCTCCCTTGGATCAACGTCGTATTTTAGGCTATAGCGAAGTATTTTTTCCTTAATCGTCTCTAAGTGCACCCTTTCACTTTTCGTCGTTCCTAGGGTATTCTGTACGCTCGCATCCGCATCCTGAGTAGTGGACGTGGACGCTTGTACCACCGTCGAGGTCGCCTGATAACTGACTTCGCTCTTGAATCCGTCGAAGTTCGCCAAGGCGTTCCATCCGAAGGATGAGGTGACGGCTATCGCGATGGTAGCGATCATACCCGGCACGAGTCGGCTTCTCTTTGCAGTACGCTTGATAGCGTGATTCGAGCGTCGCGAGGATTCGTTTCTCTTCAGCGTCGATGCCCTCTTTTGTAAGGAGATTTTCGTCAGGTCTTTTCCGCAGTTCTGGCATATACGATGGAGTGATTTCGCGTATCCATTCTTATCTTTAATCGGTCGATACGACACCGAATTACTGCCGCACACGCACTTGTTTTGATTGTTCATGATGATAGGTGACTGATAATCAGTCCTTCCTCCTCAAATCATGTTAGCAAGCTATGAAAACCTGTCCACAGAGTTATACACACCCTATATGACGCTCCGAAACGGCCATGTACTATCCCAGTATTTCCGATGGAAGCACATGATGTCGTGTTCTTCCCGTTCTCTATGAACTACTTTTGAAGGGAAGTATTGTCGTATGGAATTGTAGAGATATTCTGCCCATCCTACCTCTTTCAAATCGAACTCAGCGATCAGTTTCTCGACATCTTTGAAATGATTCCTCGGAACCTTAGGTATTTGAATGGTTCCCCCGCTCTTATGAACGAAGTATCTCATTCTATTCTCTGGTTTCGTTTTGTATGTCATGTGCTCTACCCTACCACCCCCGTGTAAGGTGACAGGGCACAGCACACGGCTGTGCGACCCGGTAGGCCGTCCAACTCTTCCGGGGCGAACTTCCAACTTCTTCGCTGAAATATGGAAAGTATCCGAAGGTTGATAGTGCCTATTCCGAAGTAATGTAACGATAGAACCAGACCGTCACAATTATCCTCCTAGATCGAAAACGGTGCAAGTGGATAACTAAAAAGCAACAACTCCCCGAGTGGAGGCAGGGAGTTGCGGCACTTCAAATTATTGCAAGGATAGAAGTTTCCTTTGTTCATTCTACCACAATCCCACTTGGGGATAAAGTGGGGGGTGGGGGGGATAAAGATTTATCTTTTTACATTACTCCATAAGCTCATATTATAGTGGTAGTTTTTATTATTTTTGAGTTGTTGTTTAAGAAAATTCCATCTCCACGGTCGTATAAAATACGAAGATTTTGTATTACTTAAATGACCAAACCAAGAATATTTTCGATACACACGATAATAGTAATATGTCTCTCCAGTCCATCGAGAAGTTTCTTTTCTAACTATCGTCCACTTGAATTTCTTGAATTGTAAGGTGTCGCCTACTTTCATATATTCAATTTTGAATCTAATATCATTGTTGCGTACATGAATTTTAAATACGCAATAGGGATATACAATTTATGTTTCAATAAAATTGAACCTTTATTTTTTATTTCAATATATACTCCATTTCTTATATAGCTTTCATATATTATTGGGTTTATTCTCACAAAATCTAAACCCTCTTTCATGAAGAATTTATGTGCTCTAATAAATTTTTTAATCATGTAATATTTTTATAAGTTTCAAAGAATAAATTTTAGCAAAATCACTCGCTTTTTCTCCAGTAGCATCTTTTTCAATAGAATCCGCAGTATCGCGTAACCAAATCGCTAATTTTGATTTCCAATATTCACTCATTGTTGGAAGATCATAAATAAGTATTCTTGCATGGTAATCTCTTTTTGGTGCTCCCCCTTTTTTACCATTTATGCGAGATGATATTGCTTTTTTCTCGCTTTTAATTTTCCCAAGAGCAACAGCAAATTTATTTTTTTTCATAATCGGGTGAATTTTTACAATAATGTTCTTCAACGCATGAACAACCATTACTTCGACAATTTGATGAGTGAATATGCTCACATTGAGTTATGCAATATATTTGTTTATTACTTGTATATACACATTATAACCTATCGTTAGGTTGTATCAAGTAAAGTTATCCACATATTTACAATAAGAAATACATAAATAAATTTGTAAAGTGTTGTGGATAAAGGGGGGGGTTGCAAGAAATCCGTGGATATGAGAGAATGTACCCAAGTATGAATGTTAGAAAGGGACAATTTCTTAAATGGATTGAGGGCGTGACTTCGGTTGCTCTCTCACTCATTTCGGCATACATACTTCCAATCAACGCTTTAGCGATTCGTCGCTGAGGCGTTTTTTGGTTGTCGCAGGGGGCTTAGACGGGTCGGGCGACAATAAACAAGACGACTACGAGCGGGCAGAGATTCCTTCTCTCGAAAGAGATAACTCACCAGAACTCAGGACCGATGGGGGATAATGCGCGAACTTCTCTTTTTCCCAAGTTTTTCTTTTTATAATTCCGATACTTGGGGGAAAGGGGGCCGCTTACCCAGAATCTAAAACACTCAAGGGGATAATATATACATCATGAATCACGGTATCTATGGCACTAGAAAATGTTACAATTGCGGTAACGAGATCAAAGGAAAGTGCCGTTATTGTTTCTCGACTCAACAGCAAAAACGAAAAACCGCTTGGAAAAAGAAAAATCGCGCCGCCTTCGTCGAAGCGAAACATGATTACAAGAAAATAATGGAAGCACAGGAGTATTGGCTGAAAAACCTTTAAGATTGGATGGCGTATGCTACAATGAAACTATGAACAAACTTCTCCTCTTCCTCTTCAAATGGGCTGGCTGGCGTTCCCCCTGCTGTGGTGCGGAGATATGGGAGTGGGATACGAGGAGAAGGTTTTGCGTGGAGTGCGGAAATGGTGTATAATTAACCCATGGAGATAAAAGCGGGGTGGCCTCCGAACATTCAAGCGATAAGGGAAAAAGTAAATCCAACCGAACATAACGTCTTTGCTTATCATCCATACGTCTATATCCCTAGTGGAAAACCGATAACCCAAGACGTCGCTCTCCATGAAGAAATCCACCTCAAACAACAAGAGCAAATAGGGGTACAGAAATGGTGGAGAAAATGGCTCGATGACGTTTCATTCAGGGCAGAGCAAGAGATAGAGGGATATGCGGCACAGTACGCTTACGCACGAAAAGTCTACACCAGAAACCATGCCGATCATATTCTCACTACCGCCGCTCTCGGCCTATCAAGTCCAATGTACGGTAATTTGGGAACCTACCACGAGATAGAGAAAAAGATCAAACTTAAAGCGAAACAATATGCCACTCCGGGATGATAAAAATAAATATTGTGGAGGGTGTAAAAGTAATTTGAATATAGAAAAATTCAGTAAAAGTAAATATACAAAAGATAATCTATCGACTCAGTGTAAAAAATGTAATGGGTTAAGAGGGACAAAATGGAGAAAAGAAAATCCAGAAAGAAATAAAAGAAATTTGCAAAAATGGATAAAATTAAACCATGATAAAGTAAAAGAAAATAGGCTAAAAAGATATTATGGTATAGATTTAAAAACATTTAATTTATTGTGGGAAAAATGTAGTGGAAAATGTGAAATATGCAAAAAAAAATTAATAAAAATAGGGAGAAAATCTGATTCTGTGCATGTTGACCATAATCATGAAACAGGGGAAGTTCGTGGATTGTTATGTTGCCAGTGTAATCATGGACTAGGGAATTTTAAAGATGATAAAAATTTATTGATTAAAGCTAGAGAATATTTATGTCTCCACTAGGTAAATCAGTTAAAAAGAATATTGGTCGCAACATCAAAGAACTTGTATATACAATATAAATCCTGTATAATTATAGGATGAAAACTGACCTTAACCAAGATAAATTTATAGAGTTATGTACTGAAATCGCTTATTCGGCAGCGAAAAAGAAAAAGGCTTAGTTAAGCAATTTTAATGAGTTTTTAATATGGCAGGAGGAAGACCAAAAGGAGCAACGACAAGACCTCAACTGAGAGACCAGCTTACCCCTCAGCGTATTACTGCGTTGGTGAAGAAAGCGGAGGAGATGGCAAACAATGGAGATCCTACCATGTTGAAGTTCCTTCTTGAGCAAGTCTATGGCAAAGCAGTCCAGCCTCTCGGAAATGACGGTGACCAACCTCTTAAAATCGCTATCAGCGGTATGAAGATCGTGAAGGAATGAGATGGAGCTTACGTTCAAAACCAAAAACGACAAACAGCTACTCGCCGCAGAGGCTTGGCTCGATGATTCCGTAGACGAGATACTCTATGGCGGCGCCAAAGGGGGAGGGAAGTCGTTCCTCGGTGCTTCCCTTATCTTCGGTGATGCCCTCATCTATCCAGAGACGCACTACTTCATCGCACGAAAGGAACTGAACGATCTACGAAAGTTCACCATCCCGACGGTACATGAGGTATTCAAAAAATGGGATATCGAGATAGATAAATACGCTACCTATAACGGTCAGGATAACTGCTTCAATCTCCATAACGGTTCCAAGGTATTCCTCATCGCCTGTGCCGAGCAACCAAGTGACCCGATGTTCGAGCGGTTCGGCTCCATGCAGATGACGAGGGGATGGATAGAGGAAGGCGGTGAAGTACCGGAAGCAGCGAAAGCGAATCTCTACCTTTCCATCGGGCGTTGGAAGAACAAGGAATATAATCTTAAAAAGAAGCTTCTCATCACCGCTAATCCGAAAAAGGGATGGATGAAACGGGATTTCGTCGATCCGTTCAAGTCAGGTACTCTTCCACCGTCACGACGTTATATCCAAGCGTTCGCCACGGATAATCTCTATCTCCCAGAAGATTATCTCAATTCTCTCCGTAACGAACGTGATACCGTTCGCCGCCAGCGTCTTTGGGAAGGGAACTGGGACTATGACGAGGATAAGGATAGTCTCGTTTCATTCGATGCGCTTACCGATGCGTTCTCGAACACCATCGTTCTCGATGGACAGAAATATATGACCGTCGATATCGCAAGACTAGGCAAGGACAGCACCGCGATAGGGATATGGGAGGGATTGGAACTGTATAAAATCATCAAGCTACAGAAACAGGCTACTCCACAGACCGAGCAATACATCAAAGATACCGCTTCGGCAGAAAAGATACCGTTTTCTAATATCATCATCGACGAAGGGGGAGTCGGTGGCGGGGTGGTAGACCATCTGTATGGCGTGAAGGGATATAACGGTGCTTCTGTTCCTTTCCCCACCACAACGCAGATAAAGGAAAAGAACGCCAAAATAGACCATTTTCTCGTACCTAAGACCACATTTGCCAATCTACGAGCGCAGTCTGGGTGGAAGATGGCGGAACTCATCAATGAGCGAAAAGTGCATTTTGAAGTGGTAGATTACCGTGATGAGATCATCGAAGACCTCACTTCACTGCTCCGTGATCGTGAAGTGGACGGCGAGGGTAGGAAACTGCTTCGTAAAAAGGAAGACATTAAACAAGAACTCGACAGGAGTCCTGATGTGGGAGACATGATACTCATGCGGGCATGGTTCGAGCTTCGAGGAATTGCCGGTAATAACTCGCCTGAGCGTGTCGTTGCACTCAACCGTCAGCAGTCGCAATTCGACATGAACCGTGGGCGTAGCGAATCGACGAAATAAATGGTATACTTATCACAGCTTTATTCCCTTGGCGGGCAATAATGCACAATGGAAGAAAAAAACGTAGCCGACATCGTAAGACGAAACGAACAGTATTATAACAGTCAGCCGACAAAAGTTTCTCGGTATGTCAGTTTCAGCCTCAAGGATACCGTAGACCGTATCGAGGCATATCTCAACTCGAAACATATTACGGGAGATACTGACAGTCTTGGTAGAGAAAAACCCTTTTTCAATATCGTTACCGGCACACGCAATATCTGGTATCGAGCCACGGACATAGACAGAAACAATATCCGTTTCGTCGCAACCAAGAACTCACAATCTCTCCAAGCTCTCCTCGCAACTATCAAACTGCGTGAATGGATGCGAAAAGAGAATTTCGGACAGTTTCTCAATGATTGGGGACTCGCTCTCGCTACCTACGGTTCTGCGGTGGTGAAATTCGTGAAGCAAGGAGGCAGGCTTATTCCCTCGGTCGTACAATGGAATTCGCTCATCGTCGATCAAGTGAAGTTCGACAACGATGTCATCATCGAGAAACTGTATCTCACTCCGTCACAGCTTCGCAGTAACCCTAATTACGATAAGGAAACCGTCGATTCACTGCTCGACAATCTCGTCACGAGAAAGAATTTAGATAAGAACAACAAGGACACTAAATCAGATTTCATCGAAGTCTACGAAGTCCACGGTGAACTATCGCAGGCACAGTATAAGAAAGCGAAGGGTGAGGAAGTAAAGGATGAAGACGACGATATATTCTTCCAGCAGATGCATGTCGTCTGCTACATGCAGAAAGAGAATGGAGGTGGATTCGATGACTTCACCCTCTACGTCGGGCGTGAGGATAATCCATACCTCATCACCCATCTCATCGAACAACCCGGTAGAACGCTCTCCATCGGTTCAGTAGAGAATCTCTTTGATGCTCAGTGGATGGTGAATCATTCCCAGAAACTCATCAAGGACCAGCTCGATTTTGCATCGAAAATCATCCTCCAAGGTGCTGATGACCAATTCGTCGGGCGTAACGCCTTCAAAGACATCGAAACAGGGCAATTCCTGCTTCATCAGCCGAACATGCCCGTTACGAGGATGGACAACCGAGCCGACATCACTCCTTTACAAGCGTTCGGACAGGCATGGCAGGTACAGAGTCATGACATCACCTCTACGACCGATGCGCTCCGTGGTGATACTCCTCCGTCGGGAACCGCATGGCATACCGTAGAATTGATCACTCAGCAGTCACAATCACTCTTTGAGTTGATGACCGAGAATAAGGGACTGGCGATAGAGCAGATGATGAGACAGTTCGTCATTCCTCACCTCAAGACACAATTAGATACCAAGGAGGAAATCTACGCTATTCTCGATTCTGAATCGCTGACCCAGATTGATGCGATGTATGTCCCCAATCAGGCCATCAGGATGCACAATCAATCGTTCTTCGATACCACCATGGCAGGAGGTATCCCCAGCCCGTACGACAAACAAGGAATGGAAGCGCAGGTGAGGGAATCACTCGCACCTCTCGGAAATCAACGCTTCATCAAGCCGACCATAATGAAGGATGGGCAAGAGGTGGACATCACTTGGAAAGACTTTTTCAAGGACTTCGAGTGGGAAGTGATGGTGGATGTAACGGGAGAAGATGCAGACCTCAAGACTAACATGGAAACGCTTTCAACTATGTTCAAGACCATCGCTGCGATGCAGGGCAGACCGATGACACCTGAGGAACGATTCGTGTTCAACAAGATTCTCGATCAGACCGGAGTGGTATCACCGCTACAGCTCGCTCAACTTCCCTCGCCTCAACCTGTGCAACCAACCCAAGGTGGAGGATTACCAAATAACGGATAAAAAATGGCGGATACTAAATTCGTTTTCTCCGATAAGGAGATACAGATGTGCAAGGATTTATTCGCGGATAACGAGACTATGGTGCTTGCGGTACGCAATCACATGCTCGGACTTCCCGTAACGACGGAACAGCAAGGAGCACTGTCGATGCTCAATAGCGAGTATAAGAAGTTCCTACGCAAGCTCTTTACGATGCCGATAGACCCGCAGGCAGGACTCGGGCAACTGACCGACCCATGGGCTTCCATCGACACGAACGGAGGACCTGACGATGCGTTCCCGTTCATCCTTTCAAGAGCAGAGCAGGTAGATTTCCTTTCTCAACGTCTCGGTTCACTTGAAAGCTCGGGAGATAGTGATACGTTCGACCGATTTGCTTCTATCGACAGAAACGACAAGCTCAAGACGTTCGTGAACATTCATACCCGTAAGCAATTGATTTCAGTAGTCGAAGCACAGCTCAACCTCTGCATCCGTTTCGCAGGAATGAAGGAAGAAACGGTAGAGGAAGCGAAAGTTCGGCTGCTGAAAGATTCATCCAAGTAATTATTCATTAACAATAACACCATGAAGAATCATCCCAAGGGAAGTTACGGCGGGAAGAAGACTGGCGGCAAGAAGAAGTGCTAGTATTGCGCTCTAAAAAGTGCTATAATACCAATTAACTGGAGTGATACGCCGTAAGTATCGAATCAAATGGAAAATTTGAATGGAGAGCTTGACGCCGTAGTGCAAGCAAAGATTGATGAAGACACGGAATTTGCAGAAAGTATCGCTAGCCTATCTGATGAAGAAAAAGCAACAGCGATCGCTGAAAAACGTGAGGAAATCATCAAAAGTGAATGGAGGAATCTGACAGAATTTGCTAAAACTCGTGACCAAGTCGCAAAAGACAAGGAAGCGTGGGCAAAGAAGTTAGAAAAAGAAGGGAAACAAGAAAAGAAAGAGACGAAAACGGACGGTGATCTCACCCCGATGGATGTCATCTTCCTCTCGAAGTCTCCCATCGCATCGGAGGATATGCCAGAACTCCTTGAATACGCGAAAGCTATGAAGCTTCCCGTGTCCGAGGCATACGAAAAGTACAAGCCTATCCTAGATGTGAAAGAAGAGAAGCGAAAGAGTGCGGGAGCCGCGAATACCACAGCGACTCGTCGTTCGGTAGACAAGGTTTCCGACGAAAAACTCCTCGCTGACTTCTCCAAAGGTGAAGTTCCCGAACCGGGAAGCCCTGAGGCGAAAAGACTCTTCGAGTTACGCAGAAAGAAATAACGATTGGCGGGGATACAAAAATAAAAAATTATCCCCATGGGAACAATGTCAACTTATGGCAATAGAGATACTTATCTCTTGAGCCAGTACGATGAGGTACTTCGCAATTACATGGTCGCAGAACAGGTCTGTGACGTTAATCGCGAGGATACCAAGCGTATCCAGAATCCGTACGGAAACCAGGTCACTGCAACCGTACAGGCTATCGCAGGAACTTACTCGGTCAACGCATGGACCGTCACCGATGACGCTCTTACCGTAACCGATGAAGTCATCTTCTCGGAGCACGTCTTCGGTTCGGAGCCGTTCTTCGCGAAATTCGATATTGCAGCGAAGCGTCTCGATGAAATGATGTACGCGGTCGCTTACGGTATCGACAAGTACGTCATCAACAACCTTACCGAAACCGCAGGTTCGACCTATACGACTCCTACTGGTGGGTTCACCAATCCGGCGAACATCAACACCATCATGGCGTCGCTTCAGTCGAAGGTCGCTGGATATCAGTACGGTTACAACAACACCTTCCTCGTCATCGAGAATACCGACCTCGTCGGATTCGGTGTCGCGGGTGCCACGAATGGCTTCGGTGTAGCCGATCAGACCATCCGTAACGGATTCCTCCGCAACTGGATGGGAACCGATATCTACGTCGTTCGCTCTGGTACGTTCGTCGATGCCACTATCGGTACCACGACTGTCACTAATAACGGACATCGTGTCTTCGGCGTGAAGGGCATGGCGACCTACGCTTCTCCTCGTGGTATCAACTACTCCGAGAAGGAAGTTTCGGGAAAGACCGGAAAGGAAATCGTCGTGTGGGGTCTCGTTGGGTTCAAGAACTGGGCACAGCGCAAGTTCCTCATCGTCGATATCACTCTCGCCTAATTATCAGCTCTTGGCGGGGGGCTTAGGGGGATTTCCCGCCAAGTCCCCCGAACTCCCCCGCTAACATAAAACAAATGGCAAAAGAAAAAACTACAACTGGAGAAATCGTCATCACTCGCCCCGAGCTTCATCCGAAGCGGGAGCTTCCCCTCGTCGTCACCCCTGCGGATGGCGCATGGAAGAACAAAGAGCAGGAACGATACGCCCAGTTCCTCAATGCGTATTACTACCAGAATCCTGAGAAATTCGAGCAGAAGTGGGAGGATTTCACCCCCGCTGGTGGAAAGACCGTAAAGGGACTCAAGACCCGTCTCGAAGAGATCGGTAATGACCCCGCGAAATTCCATGAATATAACGGAAACACCGAACTCGCAGGAGGTGTCATGGTGAAGAACTCGCTCATCGAGTCGTAATTATCAGCAATAGTCATCATCAATGAAGAATCATATCGTAACAGCAATCATATCGGTGGTATTGGCGGTGGTGGCTTCGGTGGCAGTCATCCCTGCGGGGCATGACACAATTCGTGAGGTGCAGACGAGATTCGGTGCGGCATCGCCGGACTTCTCTAGTCAATATGTATCTTGGGGAAATGTCCGCAACTGGGCATCGCGTCAGGATATGTATACCGCATCGACCACTCAGTGTGCGATGGTGTCACCCTCTTCGACGAGTACGCTCATGTACGCTTCGGCGAAGTTCGACGTCTCATCGACCACCGCAATGACCGTAGCGATGTATAAATCCGCTACCCCATTCGCACAGACCACGCAAATCGGTTCGAGTGTCGCACTGTCGGCAAATGGCAAAGGATTCATCCTCGCCTCAACGACCGCAGCGCAGCAAGCTTCTGGCGTAAACGTGTTCGCTCCGAATACTTACCTTGTCGTATTCTCGACTGGTGGTACAGGAACATATAGCCCTGTAGGTTCATGCCAAGCTCAGTGGATTGAGCACTTCTAATCCACCCCTCGCCTACGGGCTTGGGTTAGACTGTAAATTATTATCGTTTAACCTTTGTCAGTATGAATCCATTAACGCAATCGAAATATCTTAACGGAACAACTAGCCAAGCGATCAAAAGCGGAGCAGGTACGCTCTATGGTGTCATGGTGAACTCGCACACTTCAGGAACGCTTAAGGTTTGGGACAACACCGCAGGTTCAGGAACGGTTCTCCTCAACACCATCACCTTTAATGCTGGACCGCAGTTACTGTCATTCCCACAGGGAATCAGTTTCAACACTGGTCTGTTCTTCACCGTAGGTGGCACGATTGATTACACCGCACTTTACGTCTAATCATGCGATTCTCAGACACGACAAATAAGAACGGTCTGATGCAGATGACTGAATCTCTATCGCTTGTCGGCGATGGAGGTTTTACTGGGGATTCGACGTTATTCGCGAAGATAACGAGCTATATCAATATCGCATATAACGAGGTCGTAGATGCGATCCTTGACGTAGACACGAATTGGAAGTTCGACGATGCCAACAGAACCGACTACCCAGAAGCGACGATAACGATGGTGGCGTCCCAGCGTGACTATACGCTTCCTGTCGCTTTCGTGGGTGCAGATAGTTCGACATTACTGAAAATCAACCGCGTGTGGGTGCTGGATAAGAACGGAAATCGTCAGCAATTATCACTGATGAACCCGAACGATGATTTCGATTATTCGACGACAGGTCTTCCATCACAATATCGCTTGAACGG